GGGATGCTTGGTGAATCCGCTCTTGGCCTTATCCGCGATATAGAAGTACCGTTTCTTGTTGGCGGCATCGTCGATAATACGGAAGTAATACTCGGGGATAAAGACGACGGTATCGTAGTTGCTTCGAGAGAAGCCGCTCTGCCCCTTCTTGTAGCTTACGGCATTGTTGATGATGTTGTACTCGTCCATGCCGCTCCACGGGAGATAGTTGTCGAAGGGAGAGCTGCCGGCGCCTGTGCCGACTGCTGGGGAGGGATTGGTCGTAATGTTGACATTGACAAGGCCGTTGGGGTCATTGGATTTCGTCAGGCGGGTAAGCACCGTCGACTGCGCATTGTAATTCCAGCAAACGCCGAAGACCTTGACATAGGACAGCTCCAGCGTATAGCCGGTGTAGGAGCTGCAAGCTACGCTGCCGGTGGCCGTCTCGCCGTTCTTGGTGGCGGTGACGCTCCACGTGCCGGTGTTCGGCAGGTAGAACTTTGCCGTTCCGTTGCTGGTGGCCGTGAGCGTGGTGGAACCGTTGACCGCCTTGACCGTAGAGCCGCTGTCGATGGTGACGGTGAGGGTGCAGAACTTCACCGTTACGGTGTAACTGCCGCCGGAGGTCGACACCGACGCGGGCGCCGTGGACGAGGATACCCCGCTCTTGGTGGCCGTCACGGAATAGGTGCCGGCATAGTTGACGGTCAGCGCGCACTTTCCGTTGCTGCCGCAGGTGCCGGTATACTGCTTCGTGCCAAGCGTGGCGGTCACGACTGCGCCGGATTCCGCCGTTACGGTCAGCGTAGCCGCGAAGTAACTCAGCGTCACCGCGTACTGCTTGACCTGATCCACGACCACGGTCTCGGTGGCGGTGGTCTGCCCGTTCAGCGTGGCATACAGCGACCATGTACCGTAGCCAGGGAGGTCAAAAACGCATTTACCGCCGACGCTGGTGCCAGTCAGCGTAGTCTCGCCGTTCGTACAGGTGATAGCCGATCCGGTGGCAACAGAGACCTCCAGCTGTGGAGCCACGCCGCCGCCCTTGGGCTTTTCCCATGTATATACGCCGGTCTGATCGTTGGCTGCCGTGCAGTAGAAGGTCTGCATGGTGTCTGTGTTCAGATACGACTGGCCGACCGAGCCCTTCGTGCTGGAGGTCGGATCGGTCTTGCCGGTGAGTGGCTTACTTCCGTCCAGCCCCTTGGAGAGCGTGTCGAGGTCGACGGAAACGCCATCAAGGAAGGTGTCGAGCGATTCACCGTTATAGGTCAGATCGGCCGCGTCGCTGGCGCCGGACAGCTTCCACTGATACTTGCCGCTGCTGTCCTTGCCGTTGCAGACGTATTCCTTGCCCGTAGCGCTGTCATAGTAGTGCTGCCCTGCGGTACCCTCGGTCGTGTCTGTCGGCGCTCCTGAGCCTGTTGCAAGTGGATAACCGTAGTCCTTTCCGGCGACTGCCGCAGAGATATTCCCGTTCCCGTCGCCCAGCAGCAGACCCTTGACCATGATCTTGTCCTGCTTGGTCTTTACCGCCTCAGCGATGGCGGCGGACATATCGCCCTGTGTGACGCAGGCGCTGGTGTCGACCGTCACCGTCCATGTGCCGGTATTCGAGCAGGAGATCAGCGCGTAAAAGGTGTAGACGAAATCCGGCGATTCTGTCTTGCTGGGAATGGGAACGCCCTGTTCCAGCTGGAACAAGGCGATCATGGCGGACGCTCCTCCGTCCACGCTGGCAGATACGCGGAACTGATTCAACGTATAGGCCGTATTCGGCGCAGCGATGCGGAGCTTCAGGCGAATGCCGGAAGATACTCTCTCGCCGCCCAGCAGGCTCGCGGTCTGCTTTTCATTGACGAGGGCGGTCTGTGCCATCATTGCCGCCGCCGCGACGGTGCCCTGCCCCGCAGCTGCGCTGTCGAAGTTCAGGGTCTTTTCATTCACCCACTCATTGAGCAGGCTGTTGCCGGCGTTGGTGATGACGCCGTTCCATGTTGCCATAGTAAAACACCTCCGTGTCAGTATCGAATGGCGGCCGCGCTGTCGACCAGCTCGCAGCCGATACAGGCCGCGCCGAAATACTCTGTTGCCAGTCCTCCGGCGTCGTAGTATTCTACCTCGTCCAGCACCGAGCGCAGATTCTTGTAAAAGTCAACGCGGTCAATCACGCGCTGATGTCTGGCGGGGTCGACATCCTCATAGGTGGCGTCGATCAGCAGCTTGAAGTGGTACGGCTTGCCGCCGTATTCCCACCATTCGCTGACCTGCGTATCGGGGTAGATGGCGGAGATCGCCAGCACGACCGCCGCTTTGGTGCCGAGCCTGCGGTGAACATTCCATGAGTCTTTCAGCGTCCGGCGCTTTTCCTCCAGGGTGTAGTTGGCGTCCCACCAGTCAACCTTGAAGTCGTTCGCCAGAATGTCCAGCAGCTCGTTCGGGAGCCGGTCGATCTGTGAGTAGATCGACACGCGCTCGATCTCGCCTACGCGGGCAGCCAGCACCTCGGCAACGGCAGAGGCAAGCGCTGCCATATTGTCGTCATTGGCAAGGACTGCCGGCAGCGACGCCAGCAGATTCTCCTTCGTGATGCCGTGCGCATTATTCATCCTCGTAGCCCCCATTCGTGGCCGTGATGGTCCCGACCGACGCAACCTGCGGCGTCGTGTCGTCGGAGCCATCCCGCAGCGTGGTAAAGACCGGGCTGGTCAGCGCCACGCGCTTGATGCCGGTCTGCATGAGCTTTCCAATCAGCACGGAGGGGTTGATGTCGCGCCCCAGCTTCCCGCACTGCCACGCGACGAACTCAGCCACGGCCT